ACCAACCGCGACTGTCAATGGTTGCACACAAGCATCAGCACGAAGCTTTGCCGGTCGCCGCTGGGGATTTGAATGACCGCCGACGCGAGCTACTTGCAAGAGCTGCTGCTATCCGCTGAGACGCCGGAGCAACTGCAACACGCTGAGCGAATGCTGGTGCAGCTTGAGGCGGAGCAGGCACAGCAGAACCGCTGGCGGTGCGACGGGCTGAAGCACGTGGCAGAGTTTTTCGGCGTCAGCTTGTCAACGGTCAAGCAGTGGCGGCAGGAATCGCCACCGATGCCGGGCGATGAAACGGGCTACGACCTTCGCGAGGTGGTGGCGTGGAGGATCGCGAAGCAGGCGGCCAGCCCGTTGCGTGAAGAAAAGCAGCGGCAGGAAATTGAGCTTGGCGAGATCCGGAAACAGCAGCAACAGATTGAACTGGACAAGCTGCGCGGGGCATTGGTTGCACTGTCTGATGTTGAAGAATGGGCCACGCACGCCATCGTGCAATTTCGCGAAGCCGTTATGCAGATCCCGCAGGCGGTTGCACAGTTCGCACCAGTCAAGCATCGCAAGTCAATCGAGCAGAACGCCGACGAATACTGCCGGGCGGCATTGTCGATACTACGGCAGAAACTGGAGGAAAAGGTTCATGTTGCACCTGAAAGCGATTCAAAGCCTAAGCGTTCCAGAAAAAAGACAGCCAAAAAGCCTGCGGCAGTTCGCCGAAAGCGAAATCGTTCTACCTGACGGGCCGTTTGCACGGCAGCGGTTTTTGTGCTCCAGACAGCCCGCACACGGCTTGTTTTTTGACGCCGTGGATGCAAGCCCGTTTTATCGCTACGCCTGCACAGGACCGCAGCAGAGCGGCAAGACATTGGCATTTGTTGTCATTCCGATTCTTTACCACCTGTTTGAGTTGCAGCAGACAGTGCTGTTCGGTTTGCCGTCGATGGACATGGCAAACGATAAATGGAAACTTGACGTCAAGCCCGCAATTGAGGCGAGTCGATTCGCGAAGTATCTGCCACGCAAGGGGGGTGGATCACAGGGCGGCACGCCGGAGCTAATCCAGTTCAGCAACGGGGCAAACCTGAAATTCATCACGGCGGGCGGCGGTGACGAAAAGCGATCCGGATTCACAGGCCCAGTGCTGGTGGTCACGGAAGTCAGTCACCTGGACGAAGTGGGCGGAGCATCAGACGAAGCAACCAAACTGAAGCAGATGGAGGGCCGCGTGCGTGCGTACAGGGCGAGCGGTCAAGCCCGAATCTATCTGGAATCCACCGTCACGACTGAGCACGGCAGAATGTGGCAGGAGTGGCTGCAGGGCACGGCAGGGGAGGTGGTGTTTCCCTGTCATTCGTGCGGCGAGTGGATCACGCCTGGACGCCAGCAGGTTATCGGTTGGATCGACGCAACAAACGAAACGGAGGCAGAGCAGTCAGCCCGGTGGTCTTGTCCGGAATGCGGCATCGTGTTTGACGACCTAACACGCCTGCAGCAACTCCAGCACGCGGCCTTGCGGCATCGCGGCCAGACCATCAACGATCACGGCAAAGCCCGTGGCGATCTGCCGCAAGCCCGCACGCTGGGGTTCCGCTACACAGCAAGCACCAACACGTTTGTCACGGCTGGCATCATTGGTGCAGATGAGTGGCGAGCGCAGCGGGAAGTAGATCAGGAATTGGCCGAACGCGAACTGCTACAGTGGACCTATGCGATGCCAGCAAAACCGACCGAACAAACGCTAGAGCCATTGGATTACAAAACCGTCATGCAGCGGCAGCACCAGCACCGGCGGGGAATCGTTCCGCAAGACACAATCAGGATCGCGGCGGGCGTGGACGTTCGGGCTGCACAGCTTGATTGGTTCGTGACAGCGGAGCAGGCAGACGGTCGCAAACTTTGCATTGACTACGGCTACGAACCAGTGCAGCGAGAAATGGCAGACCTGCAGACAGCCTTGCGGCAATCGGTCAGGGCACTGCAAGAGAAATTTGACAGCGGATGGGAGCCGGAGCACGGCGGGCAAAACATTGCGGCGGATTTCGTTTTGATCGACGCCGGTTGGGAAACAGACCTAATCCGCGAAGAGTCTGCACGGCATCAGGTTTGGCAAACGGCGATGGGGTTCGGATTCAAACAACACAGCGGCAACGCCTACAGCAGCCCGAAACGACGAAGCAAAACCACGCTACGAATCGGTGAGGGCTGGCATGACGTTTTATTTCACCAGCGGTCCGGTCCGGTCCGCGAATACCAAAACAACGCGGACCATTGGAAACGCCGCGTGCATCAGTCATTGGCCGCAGACCCGGAGGGCAGCGGGGCATTGATGCTGCCGCACACTGACAAGCCGCAGGGACGGGCGGAAGTGGCTCGGCAACTGACAGCGGAAAAAGAGATCAGCCAGTTTGAGATTGGCAAAGGCATGACAACAAAATGGGTGCAGACATTCAGCCGAAACCATTTGCTGGACGCCTGCTATATGTCATTTGTCGGGCTGTCTGTGCTACAATGGGAGGCGGATCTGGCGGAGAGAAAACGCAACCAGCAGTCAGCCGGGCAAGTCATTTCCGGCCGCAAGGCCAGCCGATTTGTGGGATCAGCCAGATGAATTTGCAGCCGCCACGATACACACAGCAAGGCGACCGCAGGCTGAGCAGGCCGACGCCGTGGCATCAGGTGCCGGGCTACGGGCTATGCCCGACCTGCGGGGAATTCGGCCCGTGCGGATCGACGCAGGGCAACGCGGAGTTTAAGACGCAATATCGCTGCTGCCCGAACGGCCACCGATTCCAGACTGTTGTTCGGCGGTGAATTGATTTTGGAAAAACTTTTCAAATCGCACAGTTTGTAGTTTACTTTCCGGTCAACAAATGCGATAACACACGTACGCGAAGCACAACGCGACGCGACAAACACAACAGCCATGAAAGGCCAAAACATGCGCAAGCTTGGAACGATTTTGCCGACAGAACGAGTTTTGAAAGCTGGCGACAAGGTTGCAGACGCAGCACATGCTCGACGCGAGCAAATAGCATCACGCGAGCTGGCGGGCTGCGAGCGGCGACTGGTTGGCGGTGAAGTGCGGTACTATGACACAACAGATCAGTATGCGATTGTGTCCCGGCAGGGCAGAGTGATTTGGTTTCAAGTAACGGCAGACGGCGACTTTAGAATTTGAATAACCCACACACCCACACGAAGCCCGGCAACTGCCGGGCATTTCCTCCGCCTATCGAAAGGGCACGACGATGACACCGATGGAACAGATTGATCAGTTGCATAAAACAGCCCGCACGTCTTTCACGCCAACAGACGCCCACCACGAGTACGTGCAGGCCTTGTCGGTTTGCTACCAATACCGCAACGGCTACGGACCACGCAAGGGCAGCATCGGTCGCAAGGTTCTGCGGATGTGGATTGAACGCACGCGGTCACTTCGCATTGCTAACGAAGCAATGGAAACACTAAAAGCAAGTGTCGATTTCCTGAAATGACGATCAGCAGAGGCGGCCCGGAGAACTTCCGGGCTGTCACAATTTGCGCGGCAACGCCACAATCCGTGTGGCAATTCAAAGAAAGCACGAAATGACAAAGGCAGAATTGATCGAGACAGGCCGCCAGTGGATTGAGTACGCACCACGACCGGCAGACAGTTGCACGCCGGATCTGGAAGGGTTCCGCAATCCAATCGAAGTTTGCAACAAATGTGCAAGTCGAATCATCGGGCGTGGATGCAATCTGCGGCTGCTGGCGTCTGAGCCGGTTTGGGTTCCGGATCGCGTCCAATGCCAGATCTGCAAAGATAATTCTGGGAATCTGCATTGATCGTTCAGGAAATCCGGTCAACTCCGCAGCGAAAAGCGTAGGTAACAAATAGGAGGGTATTGCAAATGGCAAGTTTGGATTTTGACGCACGCAAGCACGACGCGATTTTGCGGAGTGAACTGGAGCAGCGAGTAGCAGGCATGAACGACCTGCTGCACTTGCGGGGGCTGAATTGGTGCGACAGGCTGGATCAGATGGTCACAGCCTTTGAGAATCACGACCAAGACCCGTGGCGAGTGTTGGGGAAATTGGCACAGATCGGATTCATCTACTGCCTGACAGAAATGCAGGGCGTCAACGTGACCGACGAGCCGCCAGCCGACGAATAACTTCTAGCCCGGAAAACTTCCGGGCTTTTTTTGTTTTTGTTTGGTTTACGGTTTACTTCTGAGTGAACAGGTGCGATATTACTTACATGCGGCGAGCACAACGCGAGCCGAACACAACCGCCAAGCGAAAGGCACTACAATGAGAAGAGTTGTTTGCGAACTGAAAGACGGATCAGCAGCTTATGTCCGCAAGGGCGACCTGTGGGGAAACGCAATCGGTGGCTACTCGTTTTCCGGACTGACTTTGACCAAGTCAAAGTCACACGCGACTAAGTTCCAAAACTTTGAGGATGTTGCAGGTGCAATCAACAACATGGTGGCAATGGGATACTACCCACAACTGCAGATCAGTTTTGCACGCTGACTGACCCACCCACCACGAAGCCCGGCAACCGCCGGGCTTTTTTTGTGCGCGGTTTACACGGTACCGGAGCCAGCGACTACACAACCGCCAGCCTGCCGCACATGATCCAGCTATGGCAAGATCATCATCAGAACGGCTGGCATTATTCGAGAGTCTCCGCGACCGCGTGGAATCTGCGCTGCTGTCCGGTGCTCCGGTCGTCACGTACACCGTGGACGGGCAGACCGTCCAGAAAGAGCCAACATCGACATGGCTTGCAGAACTGGACGCACGCATTGCCGACCTGCGGCGAATGTCGTCCGGAGGGCTGGCAGGCGGTCGCAATTTCGTGAGGTTCACCAATGGTTGAGCCGTCACCAACACCACAACAGCGGATCGCAGCAGCGGCACGACCGACCCGACTGGACACGCTGATTGGCCGTGTGGCCCCTGGCATCGCGTCTAATCGCATCAAATCCCGTGTGGATCACGAACTACGCATGATGCTCGTGGACCGCACAGCGGCCAAATTCTCCGCCTATGAAGCCGCTGACCACGACCGGCTGCGGGGCGAAAAATGGCTGCCGTCACGATTGAGCAGCAATGATGCTATCGGCAGCGAACTGGAAACACTGATCGAGCGAGCACAGGATCTGTACCGCAACGACTGCTACGCAGCATCGGCAATCAATGGCCGCGTGGACAACGTGATTGGTGGCGGGATTCGTCCGCAGTCGAGAGTGGTGGCCAAACGCGGAATCATCACGCCAGCACAGGCGGAGGAATTCAACCAGCAGGCAGAGCGGCTGTTTTCCAAATGGGCACGGCTGGAGCGATGGGAGGACAAGCAGCGGCAGCTTGAGCGATGCAACGGAATCTACGGCGAATCATGGCTGCACATGGCAGACAACGACGACCCGCAGAAGCCCGTTACGCTGTCCGTGCAGGTGATTCACCCGCAGCGAATCCCGCTACACAGCATCGACCCGCGAAACGGGCTGCAATCTCGGCGGCTGGGGATGCGGCTGAATTCAGCAGGGGAGCCAATCGCGGCATTTATTACTCGCACGTTGCCCAATGACTCACACGCCTACGACCTGAGCGAAACCGAAGTCAGCCTAGACGATCTGCTGCATTGCTACGAAGAAACAACGCCGGGACAACTGCGTGGCGTTCCGTGGCTGACTCCAGCAATGGGCAAGCTAAAGGATCTGAAGGATTTCGTGCACGCGAATCTGATCGCGGAGCAGGTAGCCGCGTGCTACGGTGCATTCGTCAGTGGTGTGACTGATCCGATGGCATTGGCAGAGCAGGCACGCGTGCGATCCAATCTGGAGGACATGGCACCGGGAGCAATCCAGTATCTGGCCGAGGGCGAAGCAGTCACGTTCAGCGATCCAGCCCGACCGGGCACGACGCTGGCACCGTATGTCGAATGGGCACTGCATGGCGTGGCGGCATCGCTCCGCTATCCGTATGAACTGCTGGCAAAGCAATTCACGAACAATTTCAGCGGCGGCAGGCTGGCACTGATTGACGGGCGCATCACGTTCAAGATTTGGCAGTCTTGTCTGATTGAGCGAGTGTTCCGCAGGGTGTGGGCACGATTCATCGACCAATGCGTGTACCAAGGTGCATTGCAGGTTGATCTGCTGAAATATGAACAGAACCGCGATCACTTTTTACAGCACCAGTGGATTCCGCCAGGCTGGCCGTGGGTCGATCCCGAAAAAGAGGTGCGGGCAGACGTTCAAGCAATCGAAGCAGGGCTGCAGACGCAGACGGAATCGCTGGCCGCACGCGGTCGGGATTTCGACGAAACGCTGAACCAGATTGAGCGAGAAATGCGGCAGAAGGCCGACATGGAAGCTCGCATGGTGGAGTATCGCAAAACGCTGGGGCTTGGCGGAGAAACCGGCAGCGATGCTGTACCGCAAGAACAGGAGCAATAATCATGCACAAATTGACAACAGCCCCAGACGCTGCACTATTTCGCACGCAGGCAACGCGCGAAACGCCAACACGCGTGGACCGAAAAGCCCGTGTAATTTTTGGCGCAAACCTGATACAGTTGGGTGACACCAACGACAGCCGGCCGTTTTCAGTCGATCAAAAAACACTGCAGCAGGCACAGGAACTGGCGAGCCGATCCGGCAACGGACTAAAGGCCCGCTACACGCATCCGAACATGAGCAATGATGGAATGGGCAGTTATCTGGGGCGATGGAAGAATCTACGCATTGAGGGCGACAAGTTGCGTGGCGACCTGCATATTGCAGACGCAGCGTTCAGCAGCCCGCAAGGCGATCTGGCAACATACGTCATGGATCTGGCGGAAAGCGATCCAGAGGCGTTTGGCGTCAGTCTTGCAACAGCACTGGACAACAGCGACCTGCGGCAATGGGAAGACAGCGGCAGCGACGACAAGCCGGAACGATGGCCGATGCGATTTCAGCAGATCCGTGCAGGTGACATCGTGGAC